CAGAGTATGAAGCCACGCCGTTCATGGATAGACCGAGTGAAATCTTGGTTGACAGTATTGGCATTGGGGCAGGGGTTGTTGACCGCTTGCGTGAGTTGGGAATGCCCGCCCGTGGTGTGAATGTGGCTGAGAGTCCCGCTTTAGGGACGCGTTATCAGAAGTTGCGTGATGAGTTGTGGTTTCGGTGTCGAGAGTGGTTTGAGGCGCGAGACTGTTCGATGCCTGAGCAAGAAGAGTTGATCCACGAATTGACGGCTGCGCGGTTTAGCATTTTGTCGTCTGGTAAGTTTAAGGCTGAGGGCAAGGATCAGATGAAAAAGCGCGGCTTGAAGTCGCCTGACTTGGCTGACGCGTTTATCTTGACGTTTGGCTCTCAGGCGGTTCGTGCTGCTGGGTCGGTGAATGCTTACGGGTATTCTGGTGATTTGAATTACGGGAACAGTAGCTGGATAGTGTGATGTTTACTGCGGTGATACTGGTTTGTGTTCAGCAAGCCTGTTTTGCTGTGGGTGGGCCTGTGACGGCGAGTGTAGAGGCGTGTCGGGCTGATGTTAGGCAGTATGGAGCGCGTTATGTGCGTTCTGTTTTGCCAGAGGCGGTTATCCTTGATTGGCAGTGTATCCCGTGGGGAAAGGCGACTTAGATGGCTAAAGTTAGCAGTGTTAGACGGTTGCCGAGTGGTGGCTTGAAGTACAAGGGTGAGACTTATCCTGGGTATAACAAGCCTGTGCGTCAGTCTGGTGAGGCTAAGTCTATGCGGGTTTTAGCTAAGAAGGGTGACGAAGTTAAGAAGGTCACTTTTGGTGATCCTGATATGCCTATTCGCAGCAGTAATAAGGCGGCTAAGGCCAGCTATTGTGCGCGATCTGGTGGCATTAAGGGCAAGGATGACAAGTTTTCCGCAAACTACTGGTCACGTAGAGCGTGGAAGTGTTGAGGTGAAATCATGCGATATATGAAGATGTATAGTCGGCCAAAACCTAATAAAATGAAGGAAATGGCAGACGCAGTTGATGCAATGGTTGAAGAGGTCAAGCCTGAGAAAAAGACCAGCAAGCCCCGCCGTGCATCATATAAGCGCCGTATGTCTGGCGTGAAGACGGGAAAGTTTGCATCTGATGCCTAAGAAAGCCCCTGTTCGTAAAAAGGCTCCTGTGCCGAAGAATAAGGCTTTGTACTCGCGCGTGAAGTCAGAGGCTAAAAAGAAGTTTGACGTTTATCCGTCAGCTTATGCGAATGCTTGGTTGGTGCGGGAATATAAGAAGCGCGGCGGGACGTATGCATAATGTCTTATCGCGGTGGTTTAACGAAATGGTTTGCTGAGGATTGGCGTGACGTCAAGACGGGTAAGCCATGTGGTCGCAGCGGTAAAAAAGACAAAGACAGACCGTATCCAGCGTGTCGCCCCGCCAGCAAGGCGAGAACGGCGAAAGCTAAAAAGGCTGCGAAGCGGAAAACAAGTTCAACCCGTATAAGTTGGGACGTTTAGGAGGTTTACCATGCCAGGTTATCACAAAGGCAAGAAAAAAGGTAAAGGCGGTAAAAAGAAGTAATGGCTAAGATGGATGAACTGCGCTTTCGCAGCATATTGCAGCATGAGATACAGAGCGCGGTCAACTATTATGACTCGGAGTTCAGTTCTGATCGCACTGAGATTTTAGACTATTACTTGGGTCAGCCGTTTGGCAACGAGGTTCCGAATAGGTCACAGGTTGTTGCGACTGAGGTTTCGGACACGATTGAGTATATCATGCCGTCGTTGATGAAAATGTTTGCATCATCTGGCGAATTTGCGCGTTTTCAACCGCGTGGGCCTGAGGACGTTAAGGCTGCTGAACAGGCAACTGACCTGGTTAATTTTGCGATTAACGAGGATAATCGCGGGTTTACCGTGCTGCATAACTGGTTCAAGGACGCACTTTTGTTTAAGCAGGGTGCGGTTAAGTTTTATTGGGATGAAACTGAGACAGTTATCAATGAGACATATGAGAACCTAACCGAAGACGAAGTTACTTTGCTGGTTGAAGACCCAAATGTTGAGGTCTTGTCTCAGGATGTCATTGAGGTCGGCGTTGTTGCAGCAGATGGTACTGAGTTGCCAATGGAGATGACGTATAACGTTGAGGTCAACGTTAGGAAACGCGGCGGCAAAGTTAAGATTGATAACATCCCCCCTGAGGAACTTATCTTTAGTCGTCGTGCGACATCTTTAGAGGATTGCGCATTTATCGCGCATAGAACTCAGGTTCGTGCGGGTGACTTGATTGAGCAAGGGTATGACGAAAATACCGTGCTGAATTATGCGGGTTATGACGACTTGGATGACGAAGCTGAACGTCAGGCGCGTTTTGAAGAGTTGGAAAGCGGTGATCGTCATGACAGCCACGACCCGTCCATGCGCGAGGTTTTGGTAACTGAGGCGTATATACGGGCTGACTTTGATGGTGATAACGTCCCTGAGTTGCGTCGTGTTGTTGCTTTGGGTGACGGTGTAGAGATTTTAGAGAACGAGCCGTTTGATTACGTGCCGTTTGCTGTTTTATCGCCAATTTTGATGCCACACAGAATGGTTGGCCGTTCTGTTGCTGAAATGGTTATGGACTTGCAGATGATTAAGTCCACGATCATGCGTCAAATGCTGGATAACTTGTATTTGACCAACAACAGCCGCGTTGCTGCTGTAGAGGGTCAAGTTAATTTAGACGACTTGTTGTCGTCGCGTCCTGGTGGCGTTGTGCGTACACGTGCGCCTGGAATGGTGCAGCCTTTGGCCGTGCCGCAGATTGGCTCTACTGCGTTTGCAATGCTTGAGTATGTAGATCAGGTCAGAGATCAGCGCACAGGCTTCTCTAAGGCGTCTATGGGGCTTGATCCGTCTACTTTGCAGTCTACCACTGCCAGCGCGGTAAATGCGACCATACAAGGCGCACAGCTAAAAATAGAAATGATTGCGCGTGTGTTTGCTGAGACAGGATGTCGTGACTTGGCAAAGGGCGTTTTAGCGTTGTTGCAAAAGCACCAGGATAAAGAGCGCGTTGTGCGTATTCGTGGTGAGTTTGTCAGCATTGATCCTCGCGCTTGGGTAAACGGCTTTGACATGTCAATTGACGTTGGCTTGGGTAATGGCCGTGAAGACGAAAAGATGGGAATGCTTTTGCAGATATTGGGCAAGCAAGAGCAGCTATTGCAGCAGTTGGGGCCGAATAATCCGATTGTGAAGCCGTCGCAGTATGTAAACACGTTGAAACGCATTGCTGAAATGTCTGGATTTAAGGACACAGCACAGTTCTTTAATTCTGGTGAAGAGGTTGACCGTGCGTTGGCTGAGGCTGCAAGCCAAGACCAGGGTAACAGTGCTGAAATGCAGAAAGCACAAGCTGAGTTGCAGTTGAAGCGTGAGAAGATGCAAGCTGAACTGGCGCTTGAGCGCGAGAAAATGCAGATGGAAATTGAGTTACGTCGTCAAGAGTTGCAAGCCGAGTTGCAGCTACGTCAGCAAAAGTTGGCCTTTGGCGGTAATGTTTCGGACAACTTACCAAGAGCATGACAGATTTAATTACTGAACAGGATCGCGGGGCGAAAGCTGCTGCGATTTTGCGTGAGCCTTTAATCCAAGAGGCGTTTGAGGAATTGCGGAAAACGTATGTCGATGGGTGGTCGCAAAGTGACCCCGCTGACACCGAGTTCCGTGAGCAATGTTTCCACTTGCTGAAAGCGTTGGAAGCGTTTGAGGGACACTTTGAAAGCGTCGTTACGACGGGGAAAATGGCCTCTCAGCAAATGGAAGCGTTGCGAAGCTAAAATCAACTAAAATTGGAGATTTAATATGTCTGGTACTCCACAGGAATCCAGCCTATCGCAGCATGACGCTGTCAATTTACTTCTGAATGCCCAAGCCCCTGAAGAGGCAAGCGAGGAAAATCAAGAGGTTACTGCCGAAGCTGATGCAGAGGCACCCGAAGAAGAAACTTATGAAGCTGAGGCCGTCGAAGACCAAGCCGAAGTAGAAGAGGTTGAAGCTGCGGAAGACGATGATGAATACGAAGAGGTAGAATATCATCGTGTAAAGGTTGATGG